CACAGGTTGGTTACCTGTGTGTGTGTTTTGAAGAGCTGTGAGAAGCTCTAGTTATAATTGTTAGTATGTTAAACCTAACCAGTTTATGTTTACGTTCCGTTCTTTAAAATTTACGGAATGTTCTTAATTTAATGCTGATAATTATCTAGAAATATCTCAACCTGATGCTGAGTGCGTCTAATAAAATAATTATTTATTTTTCTTTTGGAAAGTTTTTAGTTGTGTGGGGTCCCCTTGGGACCCCTATTATAATTGCTTATAACATTTAATCTCAAAATGTCGTCAATGTTCGATTTGAGAAGTGTCGCAATGCGATACCTTTTAATTGCCTTAACTGCTCTCTTTCACTTTTGTTCATACGTTTATTGTTATTTTTGTGTGATAATTCTACCTTTTTTGTGGTTTGATTGTTTGGGAGATTGGATAATAGTGTTTGTGTCTCCTTTTTTTGAAGAGGTGTTTAAATGGCACTTTGGAGCAATTGGTTTTTCGATTGTAGAGTATTTCTTCTATGTTTTTGACCCTAGATTTGCCGATCGTGGCTTGTCTTTATACTTTATACGTTTGCTTCCTTTGTGTATGCATGTGTTGACTGCTTATTTACCTTTTAAAGAAGCAGTTTGTTTTCATGTGTTTTGGAATTTTTTAGCTATGTATCATCATCAGGCATTTTCTGTTCCTGTTTATGGAATGATTTGTAGATACACGACTCTACCGGAAATTGTGTCTTCTTTACCTTCAAAGAAACCGATGCGTGGGTCTTTAGTTAATAAACTTCCAGGAGATGTTGAGTGGTCTCCTTACGTGAGATGTTTACAACCTTTTTCTTCAAGTCACCATGCTGCCTTTGTTGATGTTACGAAGGATTTACCTGATGTTGTTGTGTGTATGGTGTTTTCTTATTTGAGTGAAATAGCTCCGGCTTATTGTACTCCTAGTGGGCGTGTTCCATGTGACCGGTATTATTGTGCTGTGTGTTTTGCAGCGGAGGCTTATGGTGATTATTATTATACAGCCCTAGATATTTTGACGTTGTCTAAGGTGATGAAAGCCGTCCGAAGTAGGCGTTATGTATTTACCCTTGATTGGGTAAATGTATTAGATGAGGCGAGAAGGGTAGATGTTAAGTATTTACAACAAGGAAAAATGTCGAAATCAAATGATTTGGAAAAGTTTGCAATGCAAACTGAAGGTGTAGACGGACCGGAATATTTGAGAAATTTGATTTCTCGATCTGGTCGTGTGGTAGATGAAGAAGCTCCTCGTATGTTAACGAGTAATCAAGTCGCTGCAATGAGTTCATTGAATGCGGCAGCAGCTGAGTTTGTTCCCATGCGGGTGAAAGAAAAGAAGCAAGAAGTTTTTGAACCGAAGTCGTTGTTGGAGGTTAAAAATCTCCTGCGTTCTGCGAAGAATGTGGAGGATTTGAAAGTTTTTCGTGAGAGTGCCATGGCAACAGGGAAGTGGCCCTTTTTTGCTGTTCAGAGAGCTTTTATGGAAAGCTTGCATGCTTTACAGAGGGGAGATGTGTTGCCCGCTTTTCAAGAGACGGAGATTGCAGCTGATGTACGAAGATTTTCTCGTATGCCGGCTATTGAGAATAAAGGTAAGAAATTTTCTCCCTTGAAGATTAGTGGACCGTTTAAGCCTGATACGAGAGATCATAAGAAGATGACTCTGAATAGCTTTTGGAAGGTTCCTATTATTCATATGATGTCTCGTTCATCTATTCCACCAAGGCCAACTGTCAAGAACTGGACCCCTGCCGGTGGTAAAGCTTGGCTGCTTATTTGGGCTGCACATCTTTTTGTGCCTGGTCGTAAGCGGAATTTTGCCGTTATTGGTAATGAAAGCGCTAAGTTCATTTACCAACTCCAAACAGAGGTGTTGAATCCAATCGTTTTGGAGGCTGCTTTGGCAGATGCTAATCTGTGGTGGTCTGATATGAATTCTCCACCTGAGAAACTTCATTCTGATTTGGTTATAGGAGATTTTCTCTCCGAAGACCAGAAGAAGAAGTTAGCGCCACAGCGAGAGATAGTTTTGTTGGGCACTGTGGTGGCGACTGTAGAAGCCTTACATTCATTTGCACCATTTTTTAAAAGGGATAAACCCCTGTTTAAAGTGTGTGAGAGTTATTTGCAAGGTGCTAATGTTGATGAAGTTAAAATGCGATCTACCATCAAGCAGAAAATTGATGGGAAACTGGTGAAACAGGGAATTCTTGATGATTTCTTGAAAGATGTGCCAGAAGCTGAGAGTTTTGTGAGTCTTTTAAGTTCTATTATGGGACATCCTGGATTCTTAGAAGTTCCAGTTGAGGTCACACGTATAGTAACTTTGATTTTGGCTCTTTCTCAGCAGACTACCTTGTTAGGTGTGATAGCTTCCCTTGCACAGTGGGGAGCTGGTCACATCTGGTACCAAGATTTGATTAAACGTTTAGTTGTTTATGAACAGCAAGCTGATAACGTGGGTTTCTTTGATTGGAAAATTGGCGACTTGTTGAAGACCAGGTCTGGATCTTTGGTGTTCGATGCTGTTTTGGCTGGAGGTGCTCTTTTGTTGGGTTCTCAATTTTTTGGGTCTGATCCGCAATTGTCGGTTAATTGGGCTGATAGTATTTGGCATTTGTCAAGTAAAATGCGTGTAGATGCCACTAAAAGTGTAGCAGAACGTGTTTTCTTAATATTTGGCAAATTTTGTGAATTGTGTGGAGATTGCATCAAGACATGTTCACTTAAACCATTAATGTCACCTCGATATGATCCTATGGCTTGGCGCTTAGAGTGTGAGGCAGCAATAACTTATTCATTTGAATTAGTTGCTAATGCTACTGGTGTTCAGAGCAACTCAAAGCGTATTAAAGAGTTGCGGGAGAAGAAGTTGATTCCTGATTACTGGATGGAGCAGATTACTTTTTCTGAGTTTAAAGACTTAGTCGATGACCTTTATTCTAGGGGTCTTAAAATTTCTGTTTCATACTCAGGACAGAGTGTTCACAGAGATATTGAGATAACTATTGCTAAATTAAGAGCTTTTCAAGCTGCTTTTTCTAATGGCTATAGTGTTATGGCTATTCGCCTAGCTCCATTGGGAGTTTTCTTTTATGGACCAGCAGGTGCGGGTAAAACCAATTTGGCCAATGATACTGGGCGTACTATTGGTCGTTATAAAGGTTATACCATAGATCCTACAGCTTTTTATGACTGGCAGCCGAATAACAATTTTCAGGATGGTTTGGGACCAAGTCATTGGGTCATTAAGGCGGATGATGTAGACCAAGATCCTTCTCCTGCAGTTCGTGGAACTCCTAATCATGTTGGGATAGTTATTGATGTTGTCAATAACAAACCCATGCCAGTTGAGCAAAGTGATGTGGCATTGAAAGGTAAGATCTGTGCGAGACCGCTCTTATTTTTAATGATGTCTAATTACCCTAATGGACGTTTAGAGAAATATTCATTATGTCCAGCCGCTTTCTGGCGGCGTTTGCCGATTCGTGTTGGCGTTAGGGCTAAAGACAAGTACGCCAAATCTCCTGGATCTGGTGTGCTTGATCCCGCTAAGGCTGAGAATTGTTTGGACGGTGAGTTGTTTGATTTGGAAATTTCTTATTATGGTCCTCAGTATGCCGATGCTGGGCAGCCTTTTAATGTTGCGCCTTTCTCCGCTCCAGTTCCTATTTCGAGACGTGATTTTTTGAAGTTGATTTGTCGCAAGTTTGATGAACACTTGAAGCAGCAACAAGATGTTATTGCCCGATCTGAAATGGGTGGTAACTTTTGTCCAGAATGTTATTCTGACTTAACAGTTGATGGGTTTGGTTGCCCTTGTTCTGTTGCATCGATGGTCCCGCAAGGTGGCTTGATTCAGCTTGGTATAGTTGCTATGGCAGCTGCTACTAGTGTTAGAATTATTTCTAATGTTACTGCCTTCACAGCGGGGACAGTTGTGGAAGTGTCCAGTGATGTTAGAACGTTGGTGGCTGAGACCCGTTCTTTAGTAACAGACTTGAATGTTGAAGTCAAGCGTTTTCAAGCCATACGTGATCAGTATAAGTCAGCGGTGGTGCGAGTTACTAAATTTGCTCCGTTGGCTGGGAAATTGGTGGCTTTAGGGTTGTGCCTTAAAGTCATTCATATGATTTATAAGTGGTCGGTTAGTGTGCAACATCAAGGTAGGGAGAATAATTCCACTGGTGTTACACCTTTTGAGTGGAAGAGGGCACAACAGGATTTTGTTCCTGGTCTCCCTGTTATGGGTGTGACATACACTAAAGAAGAGTTGCTAGCACAATTGTCTCAGTGCTTTGTCCAGGTGAGAGGTAATAGAGTTGTGCATGGCCTTATAGTTGCTCACAATTTAGTGTTAACTGTTAGTCATGCGGTTGAGACTGAAGGAGTTGCGACTATAGTCCAGGGCATGGTTGAGATGAAAGTCCAGATAAGTGATGTGACTCGAATTAAGATCCCCGGAAAAGACCTTGCCTTGGTGAAAGTAGGCCATTTGATTGGCGTTCCATCAGTTTTGAAGAAAATTTGGTATGATCGAGATGTCTCGGTCAGCCAATTCGATGAATTGGAGATCATTGGACCCAAAGGTCTAATGTATGAGACCACAGTCAATAAGTTTTGTTCCATTCAAGGTATAGGGCTTGTATTGACTTGCGATGCTCCCACAGTGGAAGGAGACTGTGGTGCCGTGTATATCGCTAGGTTCAATAGTGGTTGGCGCATTGTTGGTATGCATTCTGGTGCTATGGTTGGTTTTTTGATTCATCCTACAGCTATAGCCCAGGTTGTTACTTCGATTGAAATTACCCGTTTGGCTAATCAAGTTGCTGTGATACCCCAGGGGACTGAGATACCTTTATCACAGACTTGTTTACAACCTGAGAAGCAGGAGTATGTGACTTATCCTCCTAAGTCAGAATTTTGGTCTGCTGTTTCTCATTTTGGAGTGCAAGGTTTGCCTCTTGGCTCTGCAAAATTTCACGTCCATGGCTCTACAATCAAAACGAAAGTTGCTCCGACTATTTTTTCAGAAAATTTTAAGGACCTGGAGTTAGAATGGTGTGGTCGTGTACCATATTGGGTGGCTCCGAGTTTTAAGGGTAAAATGGAAGATGGGAAGTGGGTGTCTGCTTACACTCGTTCCTTGACCTATTTGGATCGTGGTTCTAGAGATGAACCTTATTTCTGGTTGGCTTTGATTGATTATCTCTACCCCATGAAATATTTGGATTGTGAAGGTTACAGGGCTTTGTCAGAGAATGAAGTTTTTGTGGGAGTCCCTGGAACAGTTATAGGAGCTGTTGATCGCACAACTTCCATGGGAATGCCATTTAACCAGAAGAAATCAAATTATATGGGAGTAATAGATGGCCAGAGTTATGTGCATGAAAAATTCTGGGAAGCCTTTGACCAGTTTGAAGAGTGCTTAAAATCAGGGACCATACCTTGTCCTGTGGTTTTGGGGACTGGCAAAGATGAGCAGCTTAAATTTTCGAAGGTTGAAACCCATGATGAGAGGATTTTTAGTTGTCTACCAGCAGCTTTCAACTGTGTGTCGAAAGTCCAGTGTGGGCCGATTAAGGCCTTCATGCGTGCTAACATGGGTGTATTTGAGTGTATGGTTGGAATCAACATGACTTCAAAAGAAAGTAACAGGATTGTTTCGATGTTGAGAAGTGTGGATCCCACGTTGACGAGAATTTTGGAGAAGGACATAACTAAGTTGGATAAGTCTTATGATGGAGTTATGTTTGATTATTCAGCTTTGATCATGTTTTATGTTTCATGGTTACTCGGCTTAAATCCTGTTCGATCTTATCAAATTGTTCATGGTCTTAGAAATGCGGTCTGGGTTTATAAAAACGACTTTTTTCAAATGGGTGCCTTGAACTCATCAGGAAATGACATTACGGTTGAGTTGAATTCCTTTGAGGGGTCCATACATGAGAGAGTCCTCTATTATAAAATGAAGTATCCGGATGGTTTACCCGATTATATGATGGAGGCAGTGGTCCATGTGTGTCGGAATTTTATTTTAGATCCCCATTGTGTGAATAAAGTTGAGGTTCCACTAACTTTTCGTGACCATTGCAGTTTGGCTGTCTATGGCGATGACAGTTTAAATGCAATTTCTCCCACTTGTCATTTTTATGATACTGATAAGGTGGTTCCCTTAGGTAAGACTTTTGGAATTCAGTATACTGATGGTCAGAAAGCAGATGAGATTTGCTTTAGACCACTTGAGCTAGTCACATTTTTAAAGCGCAATTTTGTTTGGGATGATGAGTTGGGTTTTTACATTGCTCCTCTAGGGTTGAAAACTTTGGCTAAGATGCTAGTCTTGAGTAAGGGGTCAACTCTTAGTCGTCGTGACCATGGAGCAACGTTGTTGACAGACGTGATGCGGGAGTCTGTCTATCATGGTGAGGCTTTCTATAATATGATGCGCAGCCGTGTTGTAGCTGTTGCAGGATTATTTGGTTTGTTAGAAAACGGTTATTTCTATGTTCCAGAATATCAAGTGTATAGAGAGCTAATGAGGAGCGGGGCTTTTCAAACTTGGAGTGTTGGGAAAGAACCGCTTGTTCCTGTAGTTGTGGGGACGGTGGTACAACAGGGTGGTCCGGCGGCCTTTAGTGTCGGAGAATCTATGAAGGAAATGTCGAATTCTAACGGAATTGATTTAAAACCCAGCGTTGCTGCGGTGGAGCCTGTGCACGAGGCTAAGACGGAAGTGAAGTTTGAAATTGGAGCTATTGAGGAAAGCTCTGAAGTGGTTGTTGACGGATATTTTAAGCCGTCACAATCTACCCAGAAAATGCCAGTTACGGAACTTGGTAATTTTATGGAACGTTTGGTTGGCATTAATATTTACACTATGGCTTCCACTGACACTGCTTTGAGCGTTGTGCAGACCAGTGACCCGTGGACTCTTTATTTAACCAATGCCGCAGTGGTTGATAAGGTTGCTAACTACGCTTACATTAGGGGAACGATTGAATTGGAATTTTTAGTAGCTTGTCCTGCTGGTTCCTATTGACTTTATATTGTTTCTGCTGTTCCTGATGGTTATCCTGTACCGAGTACAGCGGGTACTGTTGGTGCCGTGCAGACTTATGAAACGGTATTCCAGTGTCCACATGTTAAGATTGACGTTTCTAGTGCAACTAATGGGCGTTTGTCACTGCCGTTTATCTGGCCATATGATTGGGCAGCTTTGCCTACTGGACCTAATAAAATGTGGACTTTAAATGTTTGGTGTTTTCAACCCATTTCTAGTGCTAGTAGTGACACCACATTGACTGGGACCATCAAAACATTGGCTAGAATAATGGATTGTGAGCTCGTTGTTCCTACTGATCAAGGGAAGAAGTTTCTTGAGGACAAGCGGGATTCCATTAACTCTAAGGTCAAGAGTATGACTGGAGGAAAGAAGGCATCGGAGATGGCCAGCACAGTTGCTGGTTTAGCTGCCAAAGCCTCCTTAGTGCCAATGTTAGCACCCTTTGCTGGTCCGTTGGCAACGGGTGCTGCTGCTGCGTCACAGATGTTGGATTGGTTTGGGTTTACTAGAACTACGGCTGAAGCGACACCAACAACTGTTGTTAAGCGACCTTTTTCGAATATAGCTAATATGGATGTTGACGACACAAGTGAAGTTGCTGCTATGAGTGTTGCGAATTCGATTAGTTATGATCCGGCCATCAGTGGAGTTGATCATTCTGATCCTTCTGCATTTCAGGCGATATTCGAGAAGTGGACTTTGATTTCAACAGCTAATTGGGCTATGACGCAGGCTAATGGGACTATTTTGACCAGTGTTCCTGTTACACCCTACACTGGGCCAGCAACCTCATCTAATTTGTGTGCTTTAACCACTGCTGGTTTTCTGGGTCTTCCTTTTATGTACTGGCGTGGAGACATGGAGTATATGTTGTTGATACCTGTTTCAAAATTTCATAGAGGTAGTTTGCAATTGTCATGGTCTGTTACGGGTAATTCTACAGGTGAGATTACCAATACACGTTTGAACCAGATTATTGACGTTACAGCTTCTAAAGAGTGGATGGTATCAATTGGGTATGCTAGGGAGTTACCTTATCTTGAGTCGCATATAATTAACTCTTTTGTTCCTACTATTGTGCCAGTTGGAGCGGCAGTTAATGGGTATATGGACATTAGGGTTATGAACCCATTGACTGCTCCTGTGGCCACTGCTAGTGCGACTATATTCATATTTGCTAGGGCGGCGTCGAATATGTCATTTGCAGTGCCAAAGCGATTGGAGATTGTGACAGATACGGAGAATAACCCACAACAGATTCCTTTCTTCGCAGCTTATACTCAACAAGGTGGTGCTTTGGGTGATGAACCTGATGAAATGCAAACGATTGTGTTAGTGCCGCCGAGTGGTGAATATAAAGGCTCTGAGATTTTATTTGGTGAGGAGATTAAATCCGTTCGAGCTTTGGTTCAGAAACCTTCCCAGGTTTGGAATGCAGGAGGTCTTTTTCCAAATACCTATATTTGGTGTGATCACTTTCCCGCTCCTCCTTGTGTCACACAGACAACTAGTATGGGTAATACACCAACAACTGGTACTGGTTTTCTGGGAGGCCCATTTTTTACGTGGGCTGGTTGGTATAGGACCTTGTTTACTGGTGTGGCTGGCTCTACTCGGTATAAAATTGTTAGTTTGACAAATAGTGCCAATCCAGTCGGTGTGGCGGCTGAACCACTCTTTTCAGGAGTGGTTTTAGGAGCTGGTGGTGTGGATCAGTCGTATAGACAGTATCCTTCTACTGTTTCACCTGTGTGGTGTGTTAGCGCTGGTGAAGCTGTTGAGATTACTGTTCCATTTTATAATCCCACTAAATACACCTTAGGACGTATGATTACTGAGGCAGCAACTTCTCATACAAATGTCCCTGCTGGTAGAGTGGACACTATTACACTACCTTCTTCAGGAACAGCTACTGCTACTAATGTGGCTACAGCTGTGATCTATGTGGCTTTGGGTCCTGATTTTAGACCCAATATGTTTCGATTTTGTCCAAGAATCGGAATTGCCATAGCTCCTACTATTGGACAACCTTATGGAAACTGACGGTTTCTATTGCCCCTACGGGGGCGTTTTTACACTGGGCGATGTGTTCGCCATAAATTATTTATGGCTTTATCGCCAATTTTATGTTTATGGTAATTTATAATTGCCAAAC